TTTTCATGCTTGTGTGTCCCTAATAGCGCGATGAATGAAAACCTTAGGCTCCTCATGCGCTGCCAAGAGGCCCCGCACGGAGTCCAGGAGGATGCCGAAGGTGGTAGCCATGCCCAGGACTACCAGGATGGCGATGAAGAAAGCACAGGGGATACTGAGGGTGTCGAACATGGCTAGTCCTTAGGAGCGGAAGAGGGGCAGGCACTCGCCTGTCTGGATGTAATGGGCGCGCTGGGCAAACGTGAAGGTGTAGTCACCCTTCCCCGCCAGTGCGTCAACAATCCGTTGCTTGTTCCACTCGATGTAGCTCTCCAGGTCGTTCACGCGTACTTCACCTGACACAGCCTCATCGATGCACGCCTGGGCGTTATCAGCGAACCACTGGCGCGTTGCTTGAATGCTCTCTGCGGTTATCTCGATGCCTGCAAACTTCATGGTGATTCCCCTTGGTGGTAACTAGACAATTCGCTAGATGAGACAGACGGTGACCATCTGCCTTATCTAACGGGCTCCAGAGATGGACTAGAGCCAGTCAGTATGTGTTGCGCTAGTGGAACGGTTAGACCGAAGAGGCGTTAGTGCAGGTGTAGGTTTCACCGTTGAACGTGAACTCGTACATATCACCACCCAAGCGGCAGTCACGGGCGAACGCTTCGTAATCGATGTAAGCCTTGACCGCGCCCGGCACTTCACTCAGGTAGCACTCGTCAAACAATTCCGAGGCTGCCTCCAGGAGGTCACACTGGCTCAGGCTGACCTCATCCACGTTATCCACGGCATCCCGCACCGGCTGACCATTGGCATTGACCAGATAGAACAGTGCGGCCTTCTCGAAGTCCTCCAGGCACTCCACGGAGTCAAACCAGAACTCCAGGTTCGATTGATCGATGCCGCACGCATTGAACAGTTGCGCATCCGGACCATCGATAAAATCAACCATGAACTCTTCGACCGGCTGACCGTAGCTGTTGGTCAGTGCTGCGGCCTTCTGTTGGTACTCTTCGAACGTTGCGAAGTAGAAGCCAGTTGCGGACGTGTCATACGGGTTTGCGAAGAACTTGTTCATTTCGATACTCTCTTAGTGGTTGGAAACGTAAAACAGAGCGGGCACTGCGGCAGCCTGTAGAGCTCTGAAGGCATCTTCGAGGGTATCGAAGGTCAGCATTATCTTGCCGGACAGCGAGTGAATCAGTTTGTACATGACACCACCTAGTGGAATGGTTAGGCCGCGATGTAGTAGCCCGCTTGATAAGCCAGGCCTTCCACACACATACGCTTGTACATCGCTTGTGTATCCTTCGTCAGGTGTTGCGGGACGCGCTTCGCTGCTTCCGTACCGAACTTACGCATTGCAGTTTCGAGGGTGATGGTCTTGCGGCTCATGTTGGTAACTCCTGATGTGTTGTGTTTCTCTAGTGGATGACTGTAGTGTGACTGAAGATTCCCTACAGTGCAACTATTATTCTCTTCGTGTGCTTACGATGCGGAAGGCCCATGATCCTAGCTCCTCAACGATAGATGCCTGCAATGATGTCTGTAGCTGCTGCCCGGATGTGGAACTCATGCTGGCCCTTGGAGTTACTGAAGAGGAGCAGGAGGAGTGTCTGTGCTGTCTGGCTCATGCTGCGGTTCCCTGTGTTTCGTTGCGTTGGATTGAACTGTATGGCATCCACTAGAGCATGTCAACACCTAAATCGAAGAAAATCACAAAAGGAACAGATGAGGCTACAGCGGGCTGTCTATAGGGTAGAGCTACATGGGTAGCCTGTGAGGTCTGGAAGGCGCCTGTAGAGGCTCTGGAGAGGTCCTAGAGGTGTCTGTGGGTGGTCTGTAGGGGCTCGAAAGGGCAAAACAAACAGGTGATCCCACACACATGAACGAACAGTTGGACAAGTCCGGACATATGCGCGAAAAAAGGGAGCAGCCCGATGACCTGGACTACTCCCTCATGTGTGCCGCTGTGTCCTACATCTACTGCTGAAGGATTACCAATCCTCAGGCAACCCAATGGAATCAATGACTTAGCCTAGGGTGTGACCAAGGATGTGACCATGTGGAGCTCATGCTGTGCCCAGGGTAGGCCAGTGGTGCAGCTAGAGAGTGCCTGAGGAGGCCAGGGCCTGCCTGCTGTGGGAGGGTGGCACGGGGGGGAAGTCGCGCCCCGGCTTTATCAGATACCCTTTCAGATTTTCCCGCCAAACATTTCAGGGACCCCATAGGCCACCCTAAGGTAACCCACAGACCACCTACAGCCTTCCTACAGGTCAACCTATTGGGAGGGGACTGTGTGGGTGTACTAGTACTGGTACATCTCATAGCCAATGCTAGGCCATCTATAAGACATCTATAGATAACCCATAGAGTATCTTAAGAGTATCTATAGGGGGATATATCATCCCTCCTGCGAGAGTGAGGGTTAAGGCCACTTTTCCCCGCTCTCGCTTGCCCCGTAAGGGATACAGCCAATCACCAGTTGTCGGCCCAATTGGCCTCTGCGGGGGCCATCCCAAGCACATGGTCAGAGAACTTCTGAAGCTCCAACCGGAGCATCTCAGAGCGGTGGTCATCGAGGACCTTCTGGGTGTCCTTGTCCATCTGCTCCACCCAGTAGGCCACAGCCATCGCAAGAGCATCAAGGCGGTCATCCTTCGCCAGTGCTCCCCGCTCCTTGGTGACACGGGTGAGCTGGTAGAACAACTGGTAGTTGGTCCACGATTCCAGTGGGTACTCGTTGTAGTTCTCTTGGTCCCGCTTGACCAGCTTGGTGTCCACCACGAGCCTGTGTTGGTTCAGCACTGGCTCCAAGGTGTCGATGATGCGCTTCTCCTTCTGCTGGCTGCTTCGAATCTCCTCAAGGGTGCATGGATAGGTGCGGACCAGGAAGGGTGTGAACAGCTTCGAGTACATGCCGTCCCCGAAGTTGGACTCGATGATGACTTGCTTGGCCTTGTACTTCTTGGCTGTGTCAGCGAGCTTCTGGAGGGTAGCATCCTCATAGCCCCCCTTGAAGCCCCCAGCGTCCAGCAGGTAGAGCTGCCCATTGAGCATGGCCACTACCGCATAGCTGGTCTCATCTCCGCCACGGCCTGATGGGTCAATAGCCATGACGCAGCCCTGATACTCAGCGAACTCACCAGACACGAATAGAGGCCTGTAGAGCCTGTCTCCCTGCAGCCCTACTGCCTGTACATCCTTGAGCAGTTGGTCCGGTCCTGAGGCCCATACGAGCTTCACAGGGGCCATCTCTGGGTTCAGGTCCAGCACCATCAGGTCAGCCAGCTTCAGCGGGTATTTGTTCTCATCACTGAGCGAGGTATCCAGCATGAACTGCATGGCGAACCCTGAGCGGCCATATGATGCCTCACGCTCAAATAGGTCGAGGTCATGGAACCGTGAGGGTTCTGTAGGTGCCCCACGGCCGCTGCAGTCAGTCGCCAGCTTCGGGTTCTTGGCCAACTGCTTGGTGATGAAGGGGGCCACTCGTTGGCCGTAGGAGGCCATGAGCTTGTCGTTGGGGAACCGTGCGGGCCAGATGCGGATTTCATAGCCCCGCTCGGTCAGCAGGTTGTAGAGAGAGAGTTCTGTCTGCGGAGTACCAAGGTAGGTGATTTCCCCGTTGGGGACCAACACTGCATCGAACTCCTTGACCGACTCACTCAGCTTGTCCCGCTGTGCTTGGGTCATCGAGTTGCTCGGCACCTCAACGTCATCGGCCACGATGCGAGTAGCACGGCCACCAGTCAATTGACCTGTAATCCCCACAGAGCGAACCGAGGGTGCTTGGTGGGCAGAGCTAGGGCCAACGTCAAAGGCGATGATGGAGTCCCGCTGGCCTTCACGGGGCTTCAGGTGGTGGAGCAGCGGCATCTCATCGATGAGCCGCTTGACGAACACAGCGAACGCATCTGCCCGCGCCTTCGATGCGGAGACCACCAAGATGCGCTCCTCAGGGTCCCGATAGAGGAGCCATATCACATAGGCAGCGGTTAGCCAGCTCTTTCCAATCCCCCGGAACGCCTCGATGATGCGGCGCTTCGGCCCGTGCTGCAGGTAGTCCGCAATATCGTATTGAACGGGGGTAGGGGCGGGAAGCGACAAATGTTGCCAAATCAAGAAGACCATGTTGCGGAGGTCGTCTGCTACGGGGTCTTTTACTTGTTGCACAGGGCCTCCGCAAGCATCATTACTGCATCGTGGCCTTCCACACCCTTGGCCCGGTTGTAGAGCCAGCAGACCACCTGGGTGTTCTCAGGTGTGTACCCAAGGCCCGGGATGATCTGGTCTAGGGAGGGGGAGAGTCCACGGCCAACCTCTTCGATGGCGAAGGGAAGGCCAGTTACAGCGCAGTGCCCCAGAGCAACCCGCTCCGTGATCCAAGCAAGTGTGATGGTGCAGGGCAGTCCCTTGTCCTTCGCCCGCGCCTCAGCGTTCTTCAGCAGTGCAACGCAGCGCCCGGAGAGGGTCCGTGTGGTGGCGTTCTTATAAGCCCGCGCTGATGCACGGCGCTCGGGGGTGTTCATGTACGCAGCCCCACACGGCCTGCAGTAGGGCTGGTGCCCGTCTTTTGATGCTGTCATCTTGTTGAACTCGGAAAGTTCTTTCTCGGCATTGCACCGAGCGCAAATCTTGGTATGGCTCAAGGAATCCTCTTGAAGGTCATAGGAGGCCCTACACGGCGTTGGAAGAGATGTCCAAGTGGATGCGGTAGGGCGTGAGAAGAGAAGCCCGCTACGGGGCTGTGGTGCGGCCTTAGCCTGCTGCTACTTGCGGCTCATCGTCCTCGCCTTCACCGCCAACGTGGCCAGGGAACGGGAGCACTGCAGCGAGGTTCTGGAGGGGCTTGTTGGCTTCCGGGATGGCTTCGATGCCGTTGTCCTTCAGGAAGCCCTTGGCTACGTTAGCGAGGGCTGCAAGGCCCTTCAGTTCCTCCGGGTCAGTCTTCCCCTTGAAGGCCTTGATGGCGCCTGCGAGGGTCTCTGCGATGAGGCCGTGGAGTTCGTTGAGGGTGTCCTTCGATGCTTGGCTCATTACTTGGTGTCCGAGTTGATCCCGAGCTTGACCTTCACGAGGTCTTCCAGG